AAAGCGATCTTATTCCCCTTATGGAGATACTTTTCAGCAAATTCTGCAGTATTTCCAAAGGCCACGCAACGAATGAAATCAGCAGCCTGCTGCCCTTCTGCTCTCCTCGGTCTATCTACAGCAAGGGTATATCTTGCCACAGCCATAGGCTTTTCTCCTTGCGTGTACCTAACCTCCGGATCCGCAGTAAGTCTGCCAATTAAACAAATATGATTCATGTACTACCTCCAATTTTTTTGAAATATCTGCATGAATTCCTCATGACTATATTTACTTTCAAATGCTTCTTGTGCCAGTGCCTCCAGTTCCCTGTCATATCTTCCCTTGTCATGCAACAGCATGTGGCAAGAAACACATAAGTGCACCGTTAAACCGTATTTATCTGCAAGCCATCTATATGGGCCATGCAAGCAATGATGGACATGTTCCGGCCCGTATTTCTGGCAGATAAAGCATCTCTTGTCATCTTCTCCCGGAATTATGCTTTTCATCTTGCCTCCAGTTCACACATAGGTCTCGTTTCAAGCGCTCTTTTCTCAGATATGGCTTTATCTATCAAGGCTTTGATTTCGCTTGGAATCTTTGAATCCTCACGTTCACGCTCCTTGTAGGTGTTGTACGCCTTTATAAAATTCGACTGTTCCACAGTCTCCACAACCTCAACTTTCAGCTGTCCCATTTCCCGGAGATTGCTTGCACTCCCTATCGCCCTTTGGCAAGCCTTTGGCAATTTTTCAAACTCTTCTTCGGCGTTGTACGCACTGTTTTGCATGGCCTTTCTGACTACGCTCCAGGCTTCCATGCCATTGAGCTCGTACACAGGCGGACTGCTAATCTTCAGGATGTTGTCAACTATCTGCCCGGGAGAAGGTGGAAAACCTTTCGTATCGCTCGACAAATACACCTTAAGCCCTGCCGAAGCTTGCTCGTATGTATAGTCTGACATGACCATAATCCATGCGGATATCATGTTTTCAAGGTCCTGCGTTGTGTATTTTTGAAATGGCGAAGGATACGTCGCTTTTACGACATAAATCAGTTTCGCAACCTCTGCCTTTGTCATGATGCACTACCTCCCTCGATGATTCCAAGCAAATAATCATTCGTGTCTATTGGCTTTGCCCTCGGTGCAGCACG